CCGATAAAATTGTCGTGGCGGAAAATAGAATGGTTACGTTTATAAGTGGAGAAGATATTAATCTAAGACAACTATTTGATTATATTATATATGGAGATCCGAATAAAACGCTAAATGTAATCTCAACCAATTATGATAGGATTGCCGAGTATGCAGCTTGTCAAACTGACGCTTACATTAATATAGGTTTTACTCACGGACTGATGGGAAAGTTAAAAGATAATATTATGCTAAATCCTAAAAAGCCGGAGGCTGATTATACTGGATTTATTAATATCTTGAAAGTTCACGGTTCCCTAGACTGGTATAGGAGAGATGGAATCATTTGCAATATCCCCAATTCTGTCAATATTCCATTAGGGTTTACACCATGTATCGTAACTCCAGGAACTAATAAATACGAACGTACTCAAGAGGAACCACATAGACAACTTTTATCAGCTGTGGACAAAATCTTTGAAAGTGCCCAAAACTATGTTTGTATTGGTTATGGTTTTAATGACAAACATGTTCAAGAAATGTTGCTTAAATATGCCAAAAAGAGAAAGGCAAAAATACTGATTGTTACCAAAGAAATTACAAATTCAATAAAAGAAAATGTAATAGATAAAGGATATGATTATATCGCTATTTGTAGTGATGGTGCTAAGGGTACTGTTTTTCATACAAATAGTGATTCTATAATTGTTGATGACAAAATATATTGGACTATAGAAGGATTAATGGAAATATAAAAAATGGAAAGTATAGTATTAAGATATGATAAAGGTGAGTCAATAGGCTCAATAAATAGTGTAGACACAGGTATGGCAACAGCCATTATAGATTCTGACGATGTTCTGTCCCAGTTACAAATTAATCAACTTATAGCTATTCAAAGTCCGAAATCTGGTCGTTACATTATAGCAATGATAGTAAAAATCTATCGCAAGGCTACTGATATGACTTTGAATGATGACGAGGATGAAGAAGATACTTCTTCGGCATTTAACCAAGTTAGGTTAGTTTTTGTGGGTGAATTTATGGACAAAGCTGGAGAGCAAAGTAACGTGTTCAGAAGAAACGTTAGTGCAGTTCCATCTATAAGTGCCTTATGTTATAAGATTGAAGGAACACGTCTCACAGACCTCATGCAAACAATATCCAACAAATTAGCGACTTCCATCAGTCCTCTTGCAATAGGGAAATATACAATGGATGAAAGTTCTATAGCATATATGGATGGAGATAAACTATTTCAACGACATGCTGCTATTGTGGGTTCTACAGGGAGTGGTAAATCTTTTTGTGTTGCATGTATTGTTGAACAAATGGCTAAATTAAAACATTCTAATGCAATTTTGTTTGATATCCACGGAGAATACTCCTCTACTGATTTCAAAATAGATGGCATCAAACAATATAAAATTGCAACACCAGGAGATTTGGCTACCTCTGAAAAACTCAACAACAATATACTTATGGTACCCTATTGGCTCTTAAATTATGAGGAAATGCAGGCATTGTTATTAGATCGTAGTGACCAAAATGCACCAAATCAAGCAATGATATTCTCTCGTGAAGTTCTTGCCGAAAAAGAAAAAGGTGTAGAAGGAACAATATATGAACATCTGATTACTGTTGATAGTCCCGTAGCTTACGACTTGCAAACAGTGTTAACTCGGCTAAAGTCCAAAGACGAAGAAATGGTACCTGGTGCAAGAGCCGGTTCTGAAAAGCTAGGCCCATACAATGGGAAGTTAACACGGTTCAATCAAAGACTGGAGAATAAACTTTCAGATAAGAGAATGGGATTTATGTTCAGTTTACAAACAGAAGAAAAATCGCAAAATTGGCTCAAAGATTTCGCCAGAGTTCTGATGAAGGCTGATGGTGGGGTCAAGGTTATAGATATGTCAGAAGTACCATCAGATGTACTTCCTTTAGTAATTGGTCTATTGGCAAGAATTGTATTTACTGTTCAACAATGGAGTTCAATGGAACATCGTCATCCAATAGCACTATTATGTGATGAAGCACACTTATATGTTCAGCAATCTATTTCACAAGATGCTGTTGCAGAAATAGGTTTGAAAAGTTTTGAACGAATAGCGAAGGAAGGACGAAAATATGGAGTTGGTCTTGTGATAATCAGTCAAAGACCTTCAGAAGTAAATCGTACAGTACTAAGCCAATGTAATAATTTTATTAGTCTTCGACTTACAAATGTGGATGATCAAAATGTGATTAAACGACTACTACCAGATAATCTTGGTAATATTGCCGACAATCTTTCTTTGCTTGACATCGCAGAAGCAATTATTGTTGGTGATGCTACATTATTACCGTCTAGAGTAAAAATAAATGAACCTTCAATCAAACCATCAAGTCAAACAGTTCCTTTCTGGAGTATTTGGGGGAAAGATAATTCTGATCAAGATTTGTCAGAAGCTATATGCAATATGATTAAACAATCTAAGTGAAAGTAATTACTATGTCAAGGATATGAAGCGATGAAGAAAGCATTAGTTAATACACGTGTGTCGGTAAAGCTCCGCAAGTCTGAATATCGTGATGAATGGTATCTTTATGTGGAATCTTATCCTGTATTCCAATCTGGAAAACATACGCCACAAAGAGTGCGTGAATATCTCAATCGTACCATTACAACACCTATTTGGGATAAATCACGCAATGCAAGGACTAATGCCGAAGGCAAAACTACTTATAAGCCGAAGCGAGATTTAAACGGTGTTATTCAATGCAAGTCGCAAATAGACCAAGAATCATGTATCTATGCCGATAAAGTCAGAAGCCTAAGACAAAAGGAATACGACAATGCAGCTTTATATGCCGATACCGATGCAGAACAGGCGGAGCAGTTGGAACGCTCCCGAAGTAATTTTATTGAGTACTTCGACCATGTGCAACGAACAAGACATGCCCATAGTTCCGATTCTATTATTGTCAATTGGAGGCGAGTACATGAGTTACTGAAGATATTTGCAAAAAGTGATACCATTCTCTTTTCGCAGATAGACTTAAAGCTGGTTGAATCGTTCCGTCAATTCATAATGAACGCACCGCAAGGTGGTACTAAACGAGGTACAATTTCTCAAAATACAGCATCAACATACTTCTCAATTTTCAAGGCAGGATTGAAACAAGCCTTTATAGATGGCTATCTGACTATTGATATTGCAGCGAAAGTCAAAGGCATTCAGGAAAGGGAGAGTCGCAGAGAATACCTGACAATAGAAGAGTTGAACCGACTGGCACAAACTCCGTGTGACCCATTATTGAAACGAGCCGCACTCTTTTCAGCATTAACAGGAATCCGACATTGCGACATTCAGAAATTGAAATGGTCGGAGGTGGAACAATTCAATGGTGGTTATCGGCTGAACTTTACGCAACAAAAGACAAAAGGTGTTGAGTATATGCCAATTTCAGAGCAAGCATATAATCTTTGCGGAGAGCAAAAAGAAGGAGAATTATTAGTGTTTGCCGGATTACCTGACCCATCATGGATAAATCGCCCTGTTAAAAAATGGGTTGAAGCTGCCGGAATTACCAAGCACATTACCTTCCATTGCTTTAGGCACAGCTACGCTACCCTTCAACTGGCTGGAGGAACGGACATTTATACCGTTAGCAAAATGTTGGGGCATACCAATGTACGAACCACTCAAGTGTATGCCAAGGTTGTAGATGAGAAAAAGGAGAAAGCAACAGAAACTATCAAATTAGCTTTATCACAAACGGAATAAAAGTGTTGTCCCACTTGATAGGCATAGCCATCTGCGTAGATTCTGCGTGGGTGGCTTTTTGTTTTTACCTATGAGCTGTTATTATGACCACCTAATGATTTCCTTATGATTGGGTACATTACCATAAAAAACTACTACTGACGTTTTTCATCATTTGCATTGATAATCAATACATATTCCTTATGGTATTTCTGTTTCGCTGCTGTTTCTTTATGTGACACAGTCCATCATAAAATCAGTATGCTAAATCACGATTACTTTGCCGAAAAATCAAACATAAATCAGATAGCAGTATGAGTGAAAAGAACATTACTTTTGAAGATTTACCCAAGGCAATGTCGTGGATGATGGATAAATTGAATGAACTGGATTCTAAGATTGACGGTCTCAACACTCAAAGTCCGAGTATTCCAACCGAGCAATGGATGAACTTAAAGGAGTTGTGCGATTATATTCCCAGTCATCCGGCAGAGCAAACAGTATATGGATGGACAAGCTGCCACCAAATCCCATTTCATAAAAGAGGTAAACGTATCATGTTTCTAAAATCGAAGATTGATGCGTGGCTTCGAGATGGCAAGGTAAAGTCCGAAAAAGACTTGGAGGACGAAGCTGCCCGATTCATAAAGTCTAAAAGAAACAACCGATTCTAATGGATTCACTCGATTTATGCAATGCAATCAGAATGGAATTTGGAGGGATACTTGAAGACAAGATTCCTTTGAATGCTTTTCCTGCTAAAATTCAGGATATGGTATTGGCATTGGCACGACAAGAGAATTATTCCATTGAATATATGATGGCTTCTCTTTTGGCGGCAATTTCAACAGCCATCGGTAATGCTGTCAATATCCGTATTCGTGGTGGCTGGATAAGTAATCCTGCCCTCTATATGATATTGGTTGGCCGCCCCGGAATGGGCAAAACTCCCCCGTTAGACTTTGCTTTTCGCCCAATTCGCAAGCATGATGCCAAAGCTGTCAAACAATTCAAGTCTGATATGGAGCAATATAATAATATGGTAGAGGACAACAAAGGGAAGAAGGAAAATTGCACTCCATTGCCAGAAAAACCGATTTTGCGAAGAACCATAATATCCGACTTTACCCCAGAAGCTTTAATGCGTGCGCTTGATGACAACCAGCGTGGTATTGTGGTATATGTGGATGAAATTATGGGAATGTTCAATGCTGTGAATCAATACAGCAAAGGGCAACTTATTGAACAGTTATTGACTGCATTCAGCGGAAAACCTTTAGACATTTCCAGATGCAGTATGCCCATACCTATTCACATAGAGCATCCTTTTATAAATATGGTAGGTACGATGCAGACCACCCGAATGCACGAACTTACAGATAAAGGCTATAAGGACAATGGGTTGATTGATAGAATAATTTTTGTTTATCCGTCTTCACAGGAAATATCAGATTGGCAAGATGAAGAAAACGCTTTTACCACTTTTGACAAATACTCGTCTATGTGGGAAAATATCATCAACAAAGTGATGAGTTTGCCTTTTATAGTAAATGAGGATGGCGAAATAGTTCCTGACATTTTGGACTTTTCTTCGGAAGCAAAAGCCTATTTTACCAATTGGCGCAATGATGCTATTCATGCAGTCAATCAAATCCAAGATGACGGCTTGGTGGATAGCAGAATAATGAAAGCTCCGATGATTACAGCACGATTGGCTTTGGTTATGCAAATCTTCCGCTGGGCTTGTGGTGAGGTTCATAAAGATTTTGTGGACATCGATTCAATCAAATCAGCTATTGCATTAAGCGATTACTTTGAAAGTTGTTATGCCGACATTCAGAAATATATGTTGGTAGAGGGCATTGAACCACAAAAGAAAGAATTGCTTGATTGTCTTTCTGCAACATTCACAACTGCCGATGCCATTCAAGCAGGAAAAGAAGTGGGGCTTTCCGAACGCTCTGTAATGTATTCTTTGGTCAGCCTTACCACGAATAAGATAATCAAGAAAATTAAGAGAGGGGAATATGAGAAACTGCAATAACCTATCCCCATTGCATCTTGCAGTTGTTGCAGTTTGCACTTTCGTATCATCCGTTTTCCTGCAAAACTGCAAGAACTGCAAACTGCACGGACTGCAATTATAAAAAATATCAAGCATGAATGAATACCGATTTACCCTTCAAAAATATAAGCGAGGCTCTAAACTTTCATGTCCTCAGTGTGGAAAGAAACAATGTTTTATACGTTACGTTGATACTCAAGGGGAAGTTTCGTTTCCTGACTATGTAGGCAGATGCGACCATGAGCAGTCGTGCAAATACCATTATACGCCCTCTGATTATTTCAAGGATAATCCAACGCTGATAGAAAAAGGTTCCAATTATGGCATTGAACATGCTAAGCCACAGCCACATTCATTGCCACCTACTTCCTTTATTGATAAAGAACTAATGGAGCGAACACTTACCAATTACACAATGAATCCTTTGTACATTTATCTGGTAGGTATATTGGGCAAGGATGAAACAAAGCGAATATTCCATTTATATCGTGTTGGCACATCAAAAAAATGGGGCGGCTCTACTGTCTACTGGCAGATTGATAGGCAAGGCTACGTGCGAACCGGAAAGATAATGTTGTATGATTCAACAACAGGACATCGGACAAAAGAGCCGAGAAGTTATGTAAGTTGGGTACATACCGAGTTGAACCTTGTCGACTACAATCTAAAGCAATGTTTGTTTGGTGAGCATCTGTTGTCTGATAATCCTGCCAAACCGATTGCTATAGTAGAGAGTGAGAAGTCTGCTTTGATAGCCACTCATTATATGCCGGAATTTATATGGCTGGCTACTGGTGGAATGCACGGCTGCTTCAAAGCAGATGCGGTTGGTGTATTAAAAGGTCGGACGGTAATGTTGTGTCCGGACTTAGGAGCAAAAGAGATTTGGCAATCCAAGATGGCTATGCTCTTCTCCGTTTGCTCAAAGGTTATAATGAGTGACACATTAGAACAATGCGCTACTGATGAACAACGAAAGAAAGGATTGGACATTGCCGATTTCCTCTTGATGACCGATACACCACAAATGATTCTTTCAAAGATGATACAGCGCAATCCGGCTTTGCAGACGCTCATTGATGAATTGGGGTTAGAACTTATTGAATAACGAAGGAACTTGTTCCGGTCACTTATAGAAAGTCCATAACACAATAAGGACTTTTTGCCTGATAGCAATAAAATCCGGCTACTGCCACACTATGTGAATAGGCACAGGAGCAAGCTCCAATTATTAGAAATACGTATAAAAACGAGATTATGAATACTGATATAAAACAAGCAATGCACGTTGAAGCTGCCAAATCATTTGGCACATCAGAAGCCAACGAGAACGAAAGGCGTTGGAACGAAGATAAGGTCGATTGTAAAAATCAAGACCCTACCAACAATTATGACAAGACCAGAATGAGGCTGAATTTTGAGATTGGTCCCGATGGCAAAATACATCCGTTGGGGTATCAAGAGAAGTCTCTTGAACTCCGTTTGCAGGAACGATTGTTGGAATTAGGTTGGAAGCCATTCAAACCGGACAGTAAGATTCAACCGAACTGTTGCGCCAAATTTGTCTTTGGCGGCAATCATGAACGTACACTTGAGATGGCTTTTGGCAATCAGACCGTCAATTTAGAGAAAGGATCAGACAACAGCCATCTGCACCGCTGCGAGGAAATAGAACTTTGGGCGAAGGATGTTTATGATTGGTGTTCCCGAAGATATGGTCAGGAAAACATTGTCGGCTTTCAGGTTCACCTTGACGAGAGCAGCCCGCATATTCATGCTTTAGTTGTGCCAGTCGGTATCCGGCCTAAAAGCGGTCGTGAGTGTGTCATGTGGTCTGCAAAGTTCGGAAAGAACAGGTTTGAATATGGGCAGATATTGAAAGAAATGCACACATCGCTGTATGAGGAGGTCGGAAGTAAATACGGACTTGAACGAGGAGACAGCATATATGGGCGCAATGTGCAGCATTTGAACAAACGCGATTATATTCGTAAGCTATCAAAAGAGGCAAAACAGGCGGAGAAAGCGGTTAAGGGATTACAGACTATGATACACAGACTGGAATCGCAAATATTCAAGTCTAAATCTCAACTTGAACAGATTGACAAGGAACTGGCTTCCGGTAAAATAGCTCTTGAAGAATACAAATTTCAAAAGGCGGATATACAGAAACAGATTTCAGAATACCAATCCAAACTTGAAGACAAGGCTGACAAACTCCATACAAAAGAGCAGGAATTGAACAAACTGACCCAAGACCTTGAAAAAGCTGGCTCTGTAATACAGCCTTTCAGAAACTACAAAATTGATTTTGATCCACCTTGTATTTCGGGGAAATATCCTCTGTTTATTACGGACAAATGGATTGAGAAACAGAATCAGGAAATAGCCAAGCGTTTCAATTCGATCGTCCGCCAAATAGAGGCTCTCTATAGAAATGAAGCGGAGAGACAAGTGAAGACTGCACAGCAAAATGTATTGGCAGAGTATGGGGAATTTTATCGGTTAAAAAGGGATGTCGAACAACTTTCAAAGAACAACGATGAGTTAAAATCAATATTGGACACCATACTTGACCAACTGTCGAATCCATCACTCCGGTCAAAGATATTCGCCATAGCGGATGCTTTAGCAGGTGGAACTCCTATCAGTGTATCTTCTGGAGGAGGTGACTCTTCATCTGATATCCGATGGGATGGTCGTCAACCCGATGAAGAGGAAGAAGCCTATCGAAGAAGGTGTCTGATGTTTGCGATAGGAATGGTTAAGATTCAGAATAAAAAGAAAAGTTATAGGAGAAGATAAACGTCCTATTTGATGTGCTGTAATTAAAAACTAAAGTTGCAACACATTAAATGTTTTTAACTCATTATGTACAATACATACGCCCCATTATGAGAACGTACCGTTTGAGGTACCAAGTTCGTGGGTGTGGACAACTTTGGGAGAAATTAGTAATTATGGCGAATGTAATAATGTTTCCGTTGATAGCATAACCGATGACGACTGGGTTTTAGAACTTGAAGATTTAGAAAAGGATACAGCAAAAATCATTCAAACACTTTCTAGATCAAAAAGAAGTATTAAAGGAGTACGGCACAGATTCAACAAAGGAGATATCCTATACTCTAAATTACGCACATATCTGAATAAGGTCTTGGTCGCACCACAATCAGGATATTGTACAACTGAAATAATGCCATTCAATTCATACTGTAATGTTTCTTCATATTATCTTAATCATGTACTGCGTTCGGCATATTTTCTTGACTATACGCAACAATGTGGATATGGTGTTAAGATGCCACGCTTGAGTACAACAGATGCTTGTAATGGCATGATTCCATTGCCACCTCTTGCTGAGCAAAAGCGTATTGTGAAAGAAATTGAACACTGGTTCTCTTTGATTGACGTTATAGAAAGTGGAAAGGAAGATTTGCAGGCAACCATCAAGCAAGCCAAGAGTAAGATTCTTGACCTTGCCATTCACGGCAAACTCGTACCACAAGACCCAAACGATGAACCTGCCTCAGAACTGCTCAAACGCATCAACTCGAAGGCAGAAATCACTTGTGATAACGGGCATAGTAGGAAGTTACCACAAGGATGGGCGTATTGTCAACTTAGTAATGTACTTAAAATCACAATGGGGCAATCCCCTAAAGGAGATTCATTAAATAATAAAAGAGGTATAGAATTTCATCAAGGGAAAATATGTTTTTCAGATAAATTTCTTTTAGAGTCTGGTATATTTACAAATGAGCCCACAAAAATAGCAGAACCTAATTCCATCTTATTATGTGTTCGAGCCCCAGTTGGAGTTGTGAATATAACAAAAAATCAAATATGTATTGGGCGTGGATTATGTGCTTTAACCCCTTTTGAAGGTAATGTGGATTTTTATTTCTATTTACTTCAAACCTTGCAAGATAGCTTTGATAATCAATCAACAGGGACTACGTTTAAAGCAATATCAGGAGAGATAATAAGAAATGAGAATATTATTTTACCGCCTCTTGCAGAGCAACAACGCATAGTTCAAAAAATAGAAGAATTATTTCATGTCTTTGACAACATTCAAAACGCCTTAGAAGTGTAATCCAATACACTTCTAAGGGTTGGTGTGATTTTACCAGTTCACCACCTTATCTACAATCTTCTGTTGCTCACTGGCTGTTCTACGAAGATAGATACGAGTAGTTTCTATGCTTTCATGCCCCATAAGGTCGGCAAGTAGAGCAAGGTCGTTAAAGCGGTCAAGAAAGTTCTTGGCAAAACGATGACGGAATGAATGAGGATAAACTACCTCCTTGTTCATTCCATATTTTTCAGCAAAATGCTTGAGTTGAGAAGCGATTCCACGAGTAGTAATACGCTGTCCGAAACGGTTCAGGAAGATATAGCCCGATGTCAAGCCTTGACTTTTCAACCACTTTTCTGCTTCTGTCCGTAAATTCTTGGGGATGTATAGCCGTCGAATCTTTCCACCTTTACTATACAAATCAAGATAGCCCACTTTGATGTGTTCCGCTTTGATGTGGAGTAATTCACTAACACGTGCTCCGGTGGCAGCCATAAACCACACAATAAAATACCACTCCTCATAACCATCAGCTTTAAGCCGTGCTTTGAGAAATTTGTAATCGGCATCGCTGATTACATTTTCCAAAAAGTTCTTTTGTTGCACCTTTACGAACTTCACTTTTAGTTTTTCTTGTTTCGTAAACTCCAAGAACTTATTGATACCTTGCAATCTCAGGTTCACAGTCTGCGGCTTGAAGTTCTCTACCAAATACCCCTTGTATGCCAAAAGGTTCTTCTTGTTTACTTCTCCATAATGGTTGAGGAAATACTGCACCGTCCACACATAAGAGGTGACGGTGTTCTTGGCAAGATTAGTTTTTGCCAAATAATTTTTGAATTTTGTTACCATATTACATTGATTTATAATGAATACAGTAACAATATAGCAGAACGTATCGGGCATTATACGCAGTTGCCTGATGGATGGCAAATTGCATCTATGCAAACTTTATGCAATTTAACAGATGGAGAAAAGCAAAGTGGCATTAAACGAATCAATCTTGATGTAAAATTTTTGCGTGGAGAACGGGAGGCAAAGTCTTTGCTTTCCGGCAAGTTTGTAACTGCAAACACTCTCTTGATTCTAGTTGATGGCGAGAACTCTGGTGAGGTTTTCCGGAGTTCGATTGACGGCTATCAAGGTAGTACTTTCAAGCAGTTGCGTATCAACGAAAATATGAACGAAGAATATGTACTACAAGTTATCAACTTGCATAGGAAAATCTTGAGAGAAAGTAAGGTTGGGTCTGCCATTCCTCACTTGAACAAGAAAATATTTAAAGCTATCGAAGTTCCTATTCCACCTTACAAGGAACAACAAAAGATTATAAAGGCTATAACTAAAGCGTTTATGTCTTTAGATTTGATAATGGAAAGTTTATAGACTCTCCATCATCAAATCCAATTGAGAAAACAAAATCTGTATTTTAGACTTAATTCGTTTTTGTTCTGCTAATGGGGGTAGCATTATTTTAATAGAACGCATATCGGTTTGCGTAAGTTTCAAGCGTGTACTTCCATTTACGTATTCAGAATAATCAATTTGATTAAGTGAGTACTGTAGAAATTCAAAATCAATTTTAGGAGATAGGATATGAGCATGATTATTTACCCAGCTTTTTCCACTAATAGAATATGCCTTAATTGCATTTTTATCAAGGAATGGTGCACCATCTTCACCAAGCAATAAATAATTGCCATTTATAATATAGTCGTCTATCAGTCCAACTTGACCTGTCGCACCATAATAAGGGTACAATTCATCGATTTGCCTATTCCTTATACGTGAATCTCGTTCACTAGAATTAATCGGTTTTCGTAAATTATCCAATATGTCTGCTACTTGTTCAAGCCTACAAGCAGTCCATCCATCAGGCAACTGCGTATAATGCCCGTTATCACAAGGTGTGAAGTCGGGATTTATGCGTTTCAAGAGTTTAATGGCTGGCTCGTCGTTCGGGTCTTGCGGTACGAGCTTTCCGTGAATGGCAAGGTCAAGAATTTTACTTTTGGTTTGTTTGATGATGGTCTGTAAGTCGACTTTGCCTTGTTCTATTTGGTCTATCAAAGCAAGCCATTTCTCTATTTCTGTTATAATGCGATGTTGCTCTGCAAGTGGAGGTAATGGTACAAGAGTGTTCCTAAAAATATCTAATCCAACAAAAGGTTGCGCACCACCAATAGCTATTGCTTGATACTCTTTTATTTTTGATTCTAAGAAATAAGCGATATATTTTGTACTAATGTCGCTATTTTGATAAGGCTTAAAAAGAGCAACATTTTTTATTGCCATGTCAAAATAATTATCATGCTGTATGTAAATCATACTTCCGATATTTCCTCCTATCATAGAGTACAATATGTCTCCAATATCAACTTTTGAGCGTTTGATAATATTTTTATAATCTACTTCTGAGATATATCTGGTTTTTGAAAAGTCAAATTGTCCGTTCTTAAAATCTTTACTAGTGATTAAAGGGTAGCCTTCTTGAGTATATTTAGGTGAATCATGAGTTCCGTCACGAACATCCATGCAATCTTGGAATTTACACCACACCCACGATTCCGGCACCTCAAACGGTACATTCTCATAATGGGGCGTATCAGAAGCCTTTGTAGACTTTTTGCTCTTTTTAATTTTACCCTCTTTTATCAGTCGCTCCTTTTCTGCCTTGATACGTTCAAGGAGAACAGATGCAGGCTCATCATTCGGGTCTTGAGGGACGAGTTTACCATGAATGGCAAGGTCGAGTATCTTTTGACGTAATTTCTTAGTATCCATACCAGTTAATCTATTTGTCCAATTTTTGGTTGGACAGTTTGTGCAGTTCTTGGCTGCACAATTAGTTTTTGTTTATTTGTTTCTCTTCTTCACTCTCTTCAAACTCTTCAATCCACTCCTTTACCTTGGCCTGCAATAGAGCTTTGTTAGGGAGATAGAGCTGATATGCCGAGGCGTATATATTGGCATCTTTGGGTAAGGTAAGTTCCACAAGTGCATCGTTTTTCTCCTTACACAGCAGGATGCCAATTGTCGGCTTTTCAAAATCTTGTTTGACGTGGCGATCGTAATAATTGACATACATCTGCATCTGTCCTAAGTCTTGATGGGTAAGTCTCTCTATCTTCAAGTCTATAAGCACATAACATTGTAGCAAGCGATTGTAGAACACTAAGTCAACATAGAAATGTTGTTCATCAAATGTAAATCTCTTTTGACGAGCCTCAAAAAGAAATCCCTTGCCAAGTTCCAATAGGAATTGCTGCATCTTGCTGATAATGGCATTCTCTAGTTTAGTTTCCGAGTATACAGCATCAGGCTTTAGACCAAGAAACTCTAATGTAATGGGGTTCTTGATAATGTCAGATGGCTTTTCAAGGGTTTGTCCCTCCTGTGCCAACCGCATCACCTCGTCTTTGTTACGTGAGAGCGCAAGACGTTCGTAAAGCGAAGATGCCACTTGCCGGCTGAGTTGTCGCACACTCCAATCTTGTTGTCGGCACTCAATTTCATAGAATCTTCGAGCCATTGGGTCTGTTATACGCATCAATATTAGATAGTGTGACCACGAAAGAGTAAATGATTCTTCTGAAAAGGCTAAACAGTGTTTGTCCTTTTTATCCTGCACTAAATCTTGATCGTATTTCCTTTCCTCATTTTGCAACCTAAGTTTGCTGTTTTCAATTGGCTCGACAGTGTTTAGCCTTTTCGCATAAACTAAATAGAACTGTTTGATGTTTTTTAAAGTTGAATATCCCCAACCGTCTCCTAATCTGTCAGTCAGACGTTTAGAGAGTTCTTTCAGTACAGTCTTTCCGTATTCAGCTCTAATCTCTCCCTTTTGTTCATATTCTACTATATATTGGCCAATATGGAATTTTGTATAGACTTCAGCGATATTGACTGTTGTCGCCACACGTTTCCTTGCCTGAGTGATAAGGTCAACAACTTTTTGAAACAAGTTGTTTATTTCTTGATTGTTTGTGATGATGTCTTTGCCCATAAAATTTAGTCCTCCTCTATATTTACCAATAACTTTTGCAGCTCTGCCACGGCATTGCTGATAGTATCGCTTTTCTCCTTTATCTCATCCATTAGTTCCGATAATGAGCGGTCGTCCACTTCGCCACCTTGACGAATCCAAGTGATGTCGAGACTGGTTTTGTCGCGAGCCAATAGTTCGTCCACAGCATATTTGCGCCAACGCCCTTGTGGATTATTCTCGGCATCGTATGTTTCTTTTCGTTCGGCTAAGTTACCGGAATTGTAGCAGGAAATGAAATCATCCAAGTGATGTCGTTCCAATTTATTGGTTGCCAAAGTGTGCTTCACATCGGTACGATAGTCATAGAACCAAACCTCTTTAGTGGGTTGCCCCTTTGTAAAGAACAATACGTTGGCTTTCACTCCCTGAGCATAGAAAATACCGGTGGGTAGGCGCAGGATGGTGTGAAGATTGAAATCCTGTAACAAGCGTTTGCGGATAGTTTCACCTGCTCCGGCTTCAAAAAGAACATTATCGGGTAATACCACCGCAGCACGTCCTCCTGTTTTGAGCATCAGCATCATGTGCTGGAGGAAATTCAACTGGTTATTCTTTGTCTCGACATAGAAATCGGGACGGTTAATATCTACCGAACCTGCCGGACGAGTGCCGAAAGGAGGGTTGGCAAGAATCACATCAACAAGCGTGGAAGGCTCTTTCTCCAAAGAATCCTCGCATACAATCGGGCTTCGGTCTGTACCGACACCATGCAGATAGAGGTTCATGGAAGCAAGCGTTACAACTAATGGTGTATTGTCTACTCCATGCAAAGCTTTGTTACGCAGAAAGTCACGCTTTTCCTTGTTGGCGGATTGATCTTTCATATAGTCGTATGCCGTCAGCAGGAAACCTCCAGTACCACAAGCCGGATCACAAACCGTTTCGCCCATTTGTGGAGCGATGCAATCTACCATTGCCTTAATCAATGGACGAGGCGTAAAGTATTGCCCGGCTCCGCTCTTCTTATCCTGACCATTCTTCTCCAAAATGCTTTCATAGATAGCACCCTTTACATCTCCATCCATGATGAGCCACTGCTCTTCATCAATCATCGAGATAACCTTTTTGAGATAAACGGGCTTGTCAATCTTGTTTTGGGCTTTGGTATAAATTGTGCCAATTAGGTTTTCTTGTTCGCTGAGCTGCTTTAGCGTATCTTCATACTGCTTGACCAGATCCAATCCGTCAAGAGAGATTAAGTCCATCCACTGATAACCGGTGGGTATAGCTGATTCCTCTCCAAACATTTCTACATTCTCGGCATCCATCTTCAAAAACAGAAGATAGGTCAGTTGGGTGATATAGTCGGTGAAGCCGATGCCTTGTCCGGCAAGGGTTGTTGCCAAATTCCAAACCTTTTTTGTGAGCGACTGCTCTGTTGCGTTATTTGTTGCCATTATATTATGCTGATTTTCTTAAAACTACAAATGTGTAAAGTGAGTGCAAAGCCTCGTCTGCCTTCTGCATATTACCAAAGGCTCGTATCATTTGAGCCGCTTGGGTTGCATCGTCCTCTCGGATGTCTCTAATAGTGCAAGCTCCATTGGATGCAATATAATCTACAATGCGGCTGATTACTTCTCGCTGTTTGTCTGTTATGTTACGTTGCGTTTGTCCCAGCCACAAGTTGAAGTATTGCTTGGAGGTGGTAACCACGCTATCCAATTTTTCAATCTGATGGTAAGCGAAACGAACCAACTGTATGATATTGGTCAGGGCATCACTTTCTTCCTTTGTTGTGGAACGTCTTACAACCGCTGGATTGACTATGGCATAGGAGTTCCAAAGTTGTTTGGACGTAAAATGGTTATTCGCCATTTTGAGTTTATTCTCCAAGTCCTTCAACATTGAATAAGTGATTGGCTCTCCTTCATTATTATATATAATGCGTAAAGCTTCTATCTCGTCACTATGTTCTTTGCAGAACTCCTCGAATGCCTCCGTCGTACTTTTTGCTTCTTCTACGGAGAAACCTTTTGAGATAAGCGTGTCCTCGCCCGGCATCAATGTATTGACAAATCCGGCAGCAAGGATAAGCAAATATCTTCTGGCATCCGCATGATTTGCAAGTGGAGAAACCAATCCTTTGCGTTCGCTATTGGGTTCATTTGCATTTATAAAAGGAGGAAGTGTGTCGTTTTCAAGCGCAGTGTAGATTCTTGCCGACAATTCCTTCATATCACCGTGAGCCAAGTTCTCAAACTCTTTTCGTTGAGAATTATCAGCTCTGTTATAGATTCGGGCAAGTGTTGCTGCAAGCCGTTTCAGATATTCATCGGGGATATAACCATGACTAATCCGTTCCAATAATTCTTTGAGGGTAATGGTCTTTGTCGTAGGCTCATCAGTTGCTGTAGGGACAGTCTTTTCGTGTTCTGTAACACCCACAGCATCCACCAAGTAAAAGCAATCCTTGCTAAAGGCATTTGGAGTAACATTGCGTAGCTGCTCATCTCCGATGGTACGCACGCCACGACCTTTCATCTGAACATAAAGAGATTGGGACTCTACATCACGCATAAACATCACCACCTCCAGCGGTTTTACGTCCGTACCTGTTGCAACCAATGTGCAAGTCACGGCAATACGGAAATCCTTATCGTTTCGGAATTGTCGTATCAGTTCATTGCTATCTCCTGCCGAATAAGTGATTTTCTGAACGAAACGGTCATCAGTACGTCCAAACACTTCTTTCGCTATCTGCACTATGTTGGTGGCATGGGCTTCGTTGAGAGCAAATATCAAAGTCTTGGGCAGATAGTCCATATTTGGTTCACGCTGTGGGTCGTTGAACATCTCGGTATAGACCGCATCACGATAAGTGGAGAGTATTAGTTTGATTTGTGCCGGGTTGATAATGCTTCGGTTCAGTTCTTTATTGGTGTAGGTCTTTGTCTCTTTGTTGCTGATTGTTTTTATCTCTCCTGTATAGCGAGTCTCCTCTTTTACTTTTTCTCCTTCCAATATAGCTCCACCGTTTTCGGTAGCTTCTGTCTTGATGCGATATACACGGCAATCCACATTTACACCGTCCACAATACTCTTTTCCAAAGTATAGTTGACGATACGATTGTTATTGAAGAATGCTATTGTTTCTGGAATAGGGGTTGCCGTCAGTCCCACTAGTTTTGCCGTGTCAAAGTATTCGAGTACCTTGCGCCAGTTTCCATAGATAGAGCGGTGGCACTCATCTATGATAATCATGTCAAAGTAATCGTGGGGCAAATTCGGATTATCAGGCAAGGCGACTTCTTCCGTTAGTTCGTTGTCGTCATCATCATCCGTATCTTCTATGGCTTCTCCTTTCAAGAAAGAGAAAAGGCGTTGTATGGTTGATATAACTACATTGCTATCAGCAGGAATGGAAGCAGAACGAAGACGGTTGACAGTGAATATTGTGTTGAAAGCATCACCGTTTTCAGTCAATCGGAATGTGCCAAACTCTCCTTCAGCTTGTTTTCCAAGATTGTTCCTATCCACAAGGAACAAGATTCTGCGCATAGGAGTGTATGACAACATACGATATGCAGCAAGGCAAGCCGTATATGTTTTACCTGCACCTGTGGCAAGAACCATCAATGCACGATTTTGACCTGTGCGAAAACTTTTCTCCAGTTCTGTAACGGCTTCATATTGGCAATTACGCAACCCTTTTTTGCGCAGAGTAGGTAGTCCGGCAAAATAATCATTTATTCCCAACTTCTTAACCAGTTCGTGCGGTGTGGGTATAGTCATTATTTGGATGAAACAAGCATCCTTTTCGCGAAAATCACAGAAATATAATTCCTTGCCGTTGGAGGTAAAGATAAAGGGTAATGGCTTCTGATACGTTTGGTAGATATTGGGTACACTTTTAGCATATAGTGCAGCTTGCTCACACACTTTTGCCGAGAAAGCGTCCGTTTCTTCACGCTTGGCTTCAAGCACACCAACAGCCTTTCCATTTATAAAAAGGAAATAATCGGCTTCAAGATTACCTTTTAGCAATCCTTCCCTTATGGCTACAGCCGTACAAGTCGGTTCATATTCTTCTCGGTTTATAACTTTCCAACCGGCTTCGGTCAGCCATTGGTCAATTTTAATTCGAGCTTTTTCTTCCGGTGTCATATATTCCTATATTTTTATATTATCAGAAGTTGTAGTGTAAAAATAATTGATAACGACAAACGCTATTGACGTTCGTTTTTGTCCGTTATCAATTCTTTT